ATGAGATACCCCCAAGTGAAGCTAAATGCCCGTCAGGTCGGTACTGCCAAAGCTAAAGAGAAACCCTACAAGCTGGCTGATGGTGGCGGGTTATACCTGTTAGTAAATCCGAACGGTGCAAAATACTGGCGTTTAAAATATCGCACAGCCGGTAAAGAAAAATTATTGGCTGTGGGGGTATATCCAGATGTTTCACTTGCCGATGCTAGGGCGAAGCGTGATGAAGCAAGGCGTCTTTTAGCTGGTGGCGGTGATCCAAGTGACGATAAGAAATCTGAGAAACAAGCCAAGAAGCTAAGTGTAGATAATACTTTCGAGGCTCTGGCCAGAGAATGGCACGCATACAAACATCCGAACTGGTCAAAGGGATATTCTGAAGACCTGATGGAATCTTTCGAGAAAGATATTTTCCCCTACATTGGCAAGCGACCGATTACCGATATTAAGCCACTCGACATTCTGGAAGCCCTGCGCAAACTGGAAAAGCGAGGCGTATTGGACAAAATGCGCAAAATCCGTCAGGCCTGTAGCCAGACTTTCCGTTATGCCATTGTGACCGGCCGGGCAGAGAATAACCCCGCCAGTGAGTTAGCTGGTGCGCTCGCTATACAGAAGCATAAACACTACCCACATTTAGTTGCTTCCGAATTCCCTGAATTTCTGCAATGCCTCAGTCAATACTCAGGCAGCCGAATAACCCAAATAGCAACGCGATTACTCATGCTAACAGGTGTGCGTACCATTGAGTTACGCGCCGCCGAATGGATAGAATTTGATTTAGATAATGGGCTATGGGAAGTCCCTAAAGAAAGAATGAAAATGCGCCGCCCTCACCTTGTTCCACTTTCCGAACAAGTTTTGATACTGCTTCGTCAATTACAGGAAATGACCGGTCGCTTTAAGCTCGTATTTCCAGGCAGAAATGACAGTACCAAACCAATGAGTGAAGCTAGTATCAATCAAGTAATAAAGCGAATTGGTTATCACGGCAGATCTACAGGCCACGGCTTCAGGCACACCATGAGCACCATTCTGCATGAGCAGGGTTACAACACAGCATGGATCGAAACCCAGCTTGCGCACGTTGATAAGAATTCTATTCGCGGCACCTATAATCACGCGCAATATCTGGACGGACGCAGGGAAATGCTTCAGTGGTATGCCGACTATATGAAAGCATTGGAGAACGGCGGAAATGTGGTTCATGGCTCGTTTGGTAAACGTGCATAACTGTATGGATAGACAGTTATAGTATACCGCGATAGACTACTGTAGACGAATAAAGAATAGGCTATGTCTAGGCTGATCCCCGAAAACCCGTACACCTCTGCGGGCTGGCATAGCCGCCAAAATCAGAGGGCGTGAGGTGGCGTATGCCTATTGTAGAAAACCTTCCAGATCTAACCCATTGGAAAACAGTACAGGAATTCAGTATTACTCAGGCCGCGTTATTACTATCGGGAATAGATCCTTATGATTATGTAAATGGCCTTGATGGTGTAAAAAACACCCATCATGAACGCTGGAAAATGGCTTGGGGAATATCTGAGGGTATAATAAGTGCTATTCGCCGTGGGGTGTTAACTCCGGTTCAATGCCTTGCTACTCGATGGGTTGGGGATGAGTGGAATAATCACGAGGAGCATTATGAGATTAGACCCACAGATCGTAAGCATGATATATCCAAAGATAAAACAATAATCACTCGCGACTCATTATTTGTGTGGGTTGAAAATGAGCGAGTGGATTTTGTCCGTAAATCTATACCAGTAAGACCTCGTGAGTCTATTCCTCATTGGAGCGCAAAATCATCACATATCGTCATTGATATGGAAACAGATAATAATAATGAAAAAACATTATTGCTGCCAAGCTATGAACACAAATGTGAAGGGCTAGATTTTGTTGAAGAAGCCATAAAACAATTCTGGTCAACATATGATGCGGATGATCCGACTACCGCCCCAACAAAACCAGAAATAATTGAATATCTTAAAGGGAAAGGGGCATCAACTAATCTTGCCGAAGCTGTAGACTTAGTTCTTAGGCCGTTCGCAGTTAGAAAGATAGGCAGGAGAAAATCAAATAAATCATAAAGTTAATGCATACCCACCCTTATTGGTAATGGGTGGGTATTGATGGCTCGGGAAGTTACCATCATTTAGTAAATCAGGGTGTATTTAACAGTTTTTTGTTGAAAATAGGTACCCATAGATAAGCATTATGGATGGGTGCGATAATTATTACCTCCCATCTATTTTTAATTCTCTGCAAGTGAAAATATCTCGTAAACCGCAATAGACGTTACGAGGTAAACATGTCCAATAATTTGATTCGTCTCCCCGAAGTCCAGCGCCGCACCGGTTACAGCAAGGCATGGTTATATCGCCTTATGAAAGAACAGCGCTTCCCCGCCGCTATTAAGATTGGTTCTCGTTCGATTGCTTTCGTTGAAAGTGAAGTCGATGAATGGATTGATCAACGCATCGCAGAGTCTCGCGGGGAGGTTGCATAATGCAAATAAAAAACGCCCGTGCTACCGAGCGTCAACTTGAACAAATAAAACCTGCTGCGCAAACTAATATTGCTGGTGGACATAATAGCCAGCCAGAGCGGATAAGGCCAGTCCCTAAGAAGCATCGCGCACGGGTTTTCATGCTGCGCTCTGGCGCTGGTGGATTTACTGAGAATGACATTCTCCGGCATTGCCGCCTTTCCTCTGGCCGGAATTACGCTACTGAATTAGAGCGCCTGCTTGATATTCAGTTAGAGCGTATTGACGAACCGAACACGGACGGGATCGGCAGTCACTATCGTTATCGGTTTGCAAAGCGCGATGATATTTCCCGTGTCATTCGACTGGTAAATACCAATGCCGATATTAACGGCCACCAGCCGCTTACCCAGCAAGAAATTAACCACATCCTGAGCCTGTACCCGGATTACGCCGCCAGCTAACGGAGCCTGATAATGACATCAAAAAATAATGACCTTAACGGTCAGGGATTCGCTCACCCTGAAAACAGCCAGAGCGATATTTTTAGCAATGACTTTTCCACGATCGTCCCTGTTATTTCTGGTCGAATCTGTGGACGTGAAAATAATATTGTTAGCGCGAAATCGTTACACGCAGCGCTAGGCGCAGGGCGTGTCTTTTCCAGTTGGTTTAATGGTCGAGTTTCTCAGTACGGTTTTATGAAAGGAACGGATTTTGACCAATTAACACCGGAACGGGTGGAAATTACCGGAGCCGGTCGCCCTGAAGTTGATTACGCCATAACTTTGGATATGGCAAAAGAATTGGCAATGGTCGAGCGCAACGAGCAAGGCCGTGCCGTTCGTCGTTACTTCATTCAGTGCGAAGAAGCCCTACAGCTTAGCGTACCGGAAGTGGCCGCACGTTTCCGCCGCCAGCTAAAAGCCCGTTTGACCGCTGCAAATTACTTCAAGCCGATGTGTGCCGCATTGGAAATCGCCCGCTCTGAACTGGGCAAAAAAACGCTACCGCACCACTACACCACCGAGAGCAACATGATCGCCCGCCTGGTATTAGGTGGCATAACGGCAAAGGATTGGGCGCGGGTTAATGGTATTGCAGGAGAGCCACGCGACAGCATGAGCGCGGATCAGTTGGAACACCTTTCCTACCTTGAACAAACCAACATCACGCTGATCGAACTGGGGCAGGATTATCACCAACGAAAGGCTGAGTTAACCCGACTGTCTCAACGTTGGATGGCAAAACGTTTGGGGGTGAACCATGCGTAATGCTTCCACGCGGTCAACCATTACCGCCACGCTACAAGTTACCCCTGATTTCACTGGGCGCGTGCTGGTGTACGTGAAGAACGGCAGAGCCACCAGCGACCGCCGACTATTCGATGATGAGCTGGTGGCTGGACTCGATACCTTTCTGGCGCTGGCAACCCGTGCGGGCTATCAGGTGATTTCACCGGACACAGGAGCGGCAGCATGAGCAGACAGGTTTATGAAATCCAGTGCCAGGTTGAGGAAGCGTTACACCACGTCAAAAAATCGAAAGAGATCCTTGATATGTGGCTGAACCTCATCCCAAACGATGAAGCCCGCGAGGGTGAATCTATCCGCGTCGCTATCGTGATGGATCAGGTTATCGAAGCGATTTCCAGTCTGAAAAAGGCGGAAGCGATGGGCAGCAACAAAACAGGAGAGGCACGATAGTGCGTAATATCGATTTTATCCGCAAGGTATCCGCTGCTGCTGCCGGGCGCTGGCCTGATGTACTTTCTCAGTTGGGGATCGAGGTTCCCCGTCATCCAACAACGCTAACCCCTTGCCCGGCCTGTGGCGGTACCGATCGCTTTCAGTTCGATAATCTGGAAGGGCGCGGGACATGGCATTGCCGCCACTGTGAGCCGGAAGCCGGTGACGGGCTGGCGCTGGTGATGAACGTTCGCCAGTGTGCCGCGCTGGAGGCGGCGCAATTGGTGGCGGATGTATTGGGTATCGATACCCGGACACTGGAACAACCCACCCGCCAGAGTGAACCGCCAGCGGAAAATAACGGGCGTTCTCCTTCCGTTGACGAAAAAGCCCAACACTTTACCCCGCGTCTGGAGAAGCTGACCACGCAGTCGCAGCCGGGAGAGTCTGCATATCTGGCCGGAAAGGGGTTAACCGGCTTTTCGTATCCGCTGCTGCCTGATGGCACCCTGCTGCTGGCATTACAGGACGAGAACGGCAAGATCACCGCCGCACAGACGATAAAACCCGATGGTACTAAGCGACTGGTGACGGATTCCGCCAAGCGCGGGGCATATCACGCCGTCAACGCACCGGAACAGCCCGATACGGTGATTATTGGTGAGGGACTGGCGACGGCGTTAAGTGTTCGCCTGATGCGCCCGGATGCGCTGACCATCGCCGCTATCGATGCAGGCAACATGGTGCCGGTCGCAAAGACGATGCGTGCTCTGTATCCCAATGCGCAAATCATCCTTGCCGCGGATAACGACATCGTGGCAGGTAAGCTGAACGCGGGGAAGGACTGGGCAGAGAAAGCCGCCCGCGAGGTGAACGGCTGGGTATCCCTACCGCCCACCAGCGAAAAAGCCGACTGGGACGATTACCGCCAGCAACACGGACTGACCGCCGCAACACGGGCGTTTGCCGATTCGCTCTATCCGGTATCTGGCGGTGATAAACCGACACGTGACGACCCGTTAAAGCCGCGTGTTGAGAGCCGCAACGATGGCGTTTTCTGGCTGACTCCCAAAGTGGATAAAGACAGTGGCGAGGTGATCAACAACGAAAGCTGGCTATGCTCCGCGCTGAACGTGGTGGGCATTGGTCGGGATGAAAAAGACCAGTACCTGATACTGCGCTGGCGGGCAATCGGCGCGAACGCAGATACCACGCAGGCTATCCCGTTGGCTGATATCGGTGAGCGCGAAGGCTGGCGAACGCTGAAAAACGGCGGCGTGAATGTCACCACCAAAAACAGCCTGAGGGCGATACTGGCCGACTGGCTCCAGCGCAGCGCGGTGCATGAGATTTGGCATATCGCCCATGCCACAGGCTGGCAGTGTGGCGCCTACATCATGCCGGACGGTGAAATTATCGGACAACCCGACAGGCCGGTACTGTTCAACGGTCGCAGCTCTGCGGCGGCGGGCTACACCGTCAAAGGCACTGCCGAAAGCTGGCGCACCAGTATTGCGCGGCTGGTGGACGGCAACTATTCCATGATGACCGGCATAGCGGCAGCGTTATCCGCTCCGCTTATTGGGTTATCTGGTTCGGACGGATTCGGTATCCATTTCTATGAGCAATCCAGTGCCGGTAAAACCACGGCGGCGAATGTCTCTGCCAGTCTGTACGGCAATCCCGACTTATTGCGCCTGACATGGTACGGCACCGCGCTGGGATTGGCGAACGAAGCTGCTGCCCACAATGACGGCCTGATGCCACTGGATGAAGTCGGGCAAGGTGCTGATCCGGTAAGCGTAGCACAAGCCGCCTATGCCCTGTTTAACGGCGTCGGGAAGCTACAGGGAGCCAAAGAAGGCGGCAACCGGGATTTAAAACGCTGGCGCACGGTGGCGATCAGCACCGGCGAAATGGATTTGGAAACCTTCATTGCCAGTGTGGGCAGAAAGACCAAAGCCGGGCAACTGGTACGCCTGCTGAATATCCCGTTAAGCAAGGCGATGCGCTTTCATGAACACAGCAACGGCAAACAGCACGCCGATGCGCTGAAAGATGCCTACCAGCAGCACTACGGCGCAGCCGGTCGAGAATGGATTAAGTATCTTGCCGACCACCCGCAACAGGCTATTGAGGCCGTGAGAGCCGCCGAAATGCGCTGGCGCGGGTTAATTCCATCTGACTATGGCGAACAGGTTCACCGCGTGGCCGCACGGTTTGCCGTGATGGAAGCGGCGCTATCGCTGGGCAAGGTTATTACTGGCTGGGATGAGCAGACGAGCCGCGACGCGATACAGCACAGCTTCAATGCCTGGGTGCGTGAATTTGGTACCGGCAACAAAGAGCACCAGCAGATTATCGAACAGTGCGAAGCGTTCCTGAATGCGTGCGGGCTAAGCCGGTTCGCGCCGCTGCCTTACGATAGCACCAGCCTGCCTATACGGGATTTGGCCGGATACCGTGACCGAGGCAAACACGACGATTCACCGATGGTGTTCTACACCTTCCCCGCCGCGTTTGAGGGCGAAATTGCCAAAGGGTTTAACGCCAAACAGTTTGCCGAAATCCTGCGCGGTGCGGGCATGTTGACCCCGCCCACCAGCGGGCGCGGCTATCAGCGTAAGTCTCCGCGTATTGATGGGCGACAGATAAACGTCTACGTCCTTCAGTATCGCCCAGAAGACGACCAGCCAGAATAGGATTGCTTCACACACGTAGAAAGTGTGTTGGTTCAGTCAGTTCAGTTGGTTCAATGTGTAAAGATGATTGTTATGTAAGGAAAATATTTTTCATTTTGAACCAACACTGAACCAACAAACGGGCATTTTGAACCAACAGCGATAAACGGCTGAGGGGAGGAAAACAACCATGACAGCACAAATTTCCGCTTATGGCCGTCTGGTGGTGGACGTGCAGAGCCGCACCACCAGCAACGGTAACACGATGAGTTTCACCCGCATGGCGGTACCGCTGCCCTGTCAGAAGGCAGAGAACGGCGAAGCCACTTTATGGCTGGCGGTGACAGCCTTTGGCAAACGGGCGGACGCGCTGGCGAAACACCAGAAAGGCGACATGATGAGCGTATCGGGCAACATGCAGATCACCCAGTGGACAGACGGCCACGGTAACGCGCAGACCGGTTATCAGGTAATTGCCGACAGTGTGGTAAGCGCCCGCACGGTACGCCCCGGAGGCCGTAAAGGTGCCGCAGGCCAACCCACTGACGCGCTACGCCGCGCACACGAACAAAGCGCACAGGGTAACAGCCGTCACGCACCAGATTTCAGCGATGACGCGCCATTTTGAGGAATACCACGATGACAGAGAACACACGTACCGTATTGCGTCTGAAGCGTGCCACCGTGAACAAGGTGACAACGCCGGGACATGTCACAGCGTTACCCACACAGGCGACAGAAAAAACAGGCAATAAGCAGCACCGCAAGAACCGGAAAAAACTCGAACGGCTGGTTTTACTCTGGCCGGATGCGTTCAATCTGGAAAATCCTCGCCCGCTGGCTATCGGGATCGATAAGACGCTGGCGGCAGATATTGAACGCCGCCAATTATCCGGTGCAGGTTCGCTGCGTTTTTCGCTGGGGCTGTATGTCCACCGCTCTGCTTACATCAAAGTGCTGGCAGCGGGTGGGCAACGCTACGACCTGAACGGCAAGCCTCTGGGGGAAGTCACCACCGAACAGCAGGAGCGTGCCAGAGCGCAGTGCAAGCAGAAAACCGCCCTGCGCACAGAGGATGCAAAATGCGCCTGACGCAGGTACAGAAGGCGGAATAGCGAGTTATTACCATCGATCATTATGAGGTTTAAAGATGCCAGAACAAGGTACTATTATTGAGATAGGCAGCCATCTATGGCCTAGATACATTGCAATACATGAAGCGGGACACGCTATAGCAGCGTGGTTTCTCGGTTGTGATCAAGTTGAAATTGCTCTGGCAAATAATCAGAGAATTGCAAATACCTTTATGGCTGGCGATGTGGATGACTGTAAAGCTGTAGCTGTGTATCACCTTAGCTACCCGCACCAAGTCGCCGAAATAAAACCACATCACCTATCAACTGATTACGCAAGAGAGTGTTTGATAGAGCAGACTTGTAGAGGGTTAATTATTTCTTTGTCTGGTGTTGTAGCCCAATCCCAATACACGGGGGAAGATGTTAGCGAGTTGATGCAAACATCAGGGAAACAGGATATGCAAAATGTACGTGATCTGGTCGCTGTGTATAAGGAGGCTGGTGGAAAGGATGAAGATATTCAGTACAAATCTCTTTCCCGCGCACGGGCGTTGATCACGCTAAAGTGGTGGGATGCTATTGCGTTGGCGAAAATTCTAGAAAATCGCAATCACATGCCTGTCAGTAATTTTCAATATATCATGGGAAATATCGACAGCTCTGTGCCGAAAATTTTAACGCTGTCCGAATTAGATGATTTGGTTAATAACGACCAGCGCAAGGAAATTTAAAGTTAACAAATACAATTCGGGGTAGGTTGTGAACACTTACCCAATTTTGACTACAGGCATTAGGATGATGAAAAAATACTTAGCAGCTTCTTTCAGATTCATTATTTGGTTTTCACTGCCATTTTCGCTTGGTGCGTGTACCGCTGGAAAAATCTCCCCTGCAAATATGTTAACTCAAATGCACATGGTTAAAAGCAATGACTACAAGGAACGCCCTGGCTGGGATGCGGTGGTTCGTCTTGGTGATGATGACTGTCAGGTATATCGCAGTGGGGGCGAAAGTTTCTTTAAATGGGGCGGTGCCACTTGTGATACCAAAATCGTTATTGACGGTGTGAATACAAAACCGCAAAACATCCCCGTGTTTTATGCTGCTTATCATGAATATGGGAGATATGGCATTGGGGAAATATCAAATTTTAATAATAGTGATGCTACCAGAGAACAAGCGATAAAACTGATGGTGAATTTGTCAGAGGTTCTCAGCATCCCTGAAAAAATTGATTCAATTTTCGCCGACTATGAAAGGGATTATCGGCGAATGGGATTGGATAAAGTGGAGGAAGGTGACTTTAAAAAAAGACTGGTAGATTTTGCACAAAAAAGAGATGAGCTCACATCAAATTACCGAAAATTTCATGATGAAAATCAAAAGCGGTATCAAGCTGAGCGAGATACACAGATCAAGCGTGAAAAAGAAGCGTCTATAGCCTCTGAAAGAGAGATAGCTCTTGTGCTGTGGCAAAACCCTACGCCGGAACACCAGATTATCGTTGATGCGCTGCGCACTGTGAAATTCACTATTCGGAATGATGGCGTGGCATATGCCAATGGACGGCGCTTTATGTCTGTTATGGGGCTAGAGTATCTTAGGAATAGCCTAAATATGAGTATGGCGTCGTGCTCTGATGTTGGGGAATATATTGGTGAAAAGGCGCTCAATCGTGCATGTGTGCGGGGCATAGCGAGGAATATTGTGGAATGGGGAAAAACAGCTAAAGATAGCTCCATTTCAGATAGGGCGTGGAACGCAGCCGCAATGGAAGGCAGTATCAATTACAACCCAATTAAGTATGAAATCCTTTTCTCACATTGGGCTGGTATGGCTCGCGTCTACGCTTCTCGCGGATACTGAAGCGGTTTCCGTCCGCACAAATACATCGATTCTCAGTATGTAGTAGGCATGTTATTGCACCCCGTCAGCTTGCTGACTCAGAAAAATAGGGATCCATTATGTTAATGAGTAAGGCCGAATATGCGCGGCATTGCGGTGTAAGCCGTCAGACAGTGTACGACTGGGTGAAAAAGGGTGAAGTCATTCTTTCTGGCGTGAAGATCGATGTCACTGCGACCGATGCCAAACGTGCTGGTGGAAATCATGCCAGTAATTCGCCGTGGCCACATCGCACGATGGAAATGACGTGGAAACAGGCCGCTGAATGGGTGAGCCAACACGATGGAGAAAAGCCTGATGAGGAGAATCATGACGATCGATTAACTCGTCTGGCGGCTGCTGCGGATGAGTTGGGCTATGACGTTGATGGCAGCGAATACGACGAACAGGAATCCGTAATTGCTCTATACATGGACGGCAGTGTACGACACGAATTCTACGATGAAGGATGCGTGGATGCGGCGATCACTTTTTTGCGGGCAGAACTTTTCTATGTCGCATTCCGTGTTGATGATGAGGCTGATTGGAGTCCTCAGGGATTATCAGCGTTGTGCTTACGGCAAGGCAAGAAAATATAAACCACCAGCCAGGAGAAGGGCAGCAATCTTGACAGGGCTTGACGCTTTTTATCTGGGTGTAAAGCCGGGGTGCACAAAAGTGTCAGGTTTGCCGTGATAGCGTCAAGTTCCCCTCAATGTGTAAAGCGCCCGATATATAGATTTATATAGGTTATCAGCAGGATGAATCTAACTTAATCAGCCTGTTATCAGGTGCGCTCCACATCATTGATGAGCGTCAGACTCTCGACCATTGGCCTGTAAAGTACGCGCAGCCTGATGCTAAGATTTGCTAAGGTTATCCGCTCGATGTATCGGAATGTATCGGAATGTATCGGCTTTTCTGGTGAAGGTGTAAAGCGCGAACATCACTAATCCTTACGTTCGGCCAAAAACGAAACCTGAAGGTTTACACAATTCTCAAAAACGAAACGGATACGGGTTTATATCTTCTGGACACATCCAGATAAGCCCCAATTAGTTGTGAGTGCGTGCCTGATGATGTTGCCGCGGCCACCGGCTGCCGACTGACGTATGCGCAGGCGGTTTATTGGATTGACTCACTGCTTACAGTGATTGATCAGGCGAGTAGCAAACTAGATGGAATCAGGGAAATAGAAGGATCACGTAACCACTGATGCGGTAGCACATCCGTTAGCAATGCATTGAATAAAAAAAGCGCCCTCTCAGGCGCTTGGGTCATCTTGGATATTACTTAGTTGGTTGAAAGATGTAGACCTTCTTAATTTCGAGCTCTAAAGCTTTATAAGTGTCCTGAAAATGCTCTTTAATGCATTCCGAAGGCGACAATTTACATTGTCCATTCGCTAATCTACCTGCAAGTAAAGTGCAGGTTTTCTCAATCAATAACATCTCTTTTTCTTCTGGAGTCATGGCTAAGTCCTATAATCTCTGCGGGGTTGCAGATTTCTATATATAAGGGTTGTTTATGTATTTTCAACCAGTTCTGGGGCGGTTTTTTATTGCCATCACATTATTCATTTCTGAGTGAATAGCGTAATGGTTTTATAAAATGCTAATAACTCCGATGGTACCGCACAGTAAACAGCATATCGTATAGGTTTACGTGACTGCTTGTATCCGGTACTGCGGGGGTTATTGTTCACAATGTAGAGGAATATTCTAAATGGCATCGAAAAAGCTCACGGCAGAGCAGCAGGCGCTTTTCGATGTGCTGACTCCGCTGCAAAAAAGATTCGTTACGCACGTACTGAAAGGTAAGAATCAGACAGAGGCGTATAAGGCAGCAAAAGGAAAAGCCAAGGGTGACGCTCTGCGCGCCGCAGCTTCACGAATGTATGCAAATGTTAACGTTCAAGCAGTCCGCAACTCTGCGAGCAGAATGTTTACAAATATTGGTGTTCAGGCGTTTCTCAAATCGGTACAGGGCGAAGCCATAAACGACGCTATCATGACGCCGGGACCATGGAGAAACTCACGTTAACGTCGACAGAGCGTGCGGAACGCGCTTATTGAAGTTGGCGTAAATTTAATACTGTTTAATACGGATTGCCTACACCAATTCACAGCAAGGCCTTATACAGATAGGCTTACAGCGTGATTGCTCAAAAATCCCGTCTTAAATTTTTCTCCGCCCTGTCCGGGCTATTTCACCAAGAAATTAGACAGGGTTAGACGGATTGAGATAACGAAAAGCGGGTAATGCCTTATCTGGCAAGCGATGTAGGCCAACCGCTACAAATCCGCGTCAAAAAAAAGCTGAGATAGTTTTATTTACTTTTACATAATTGAGCATGGGTTTTGAGTGTAACCCGCGCCATTGCTGGCTTTAACGGCAATTTTTACCCATGGGATGTAAAACAAAAAATCGACCATTACCACATCCTTTTTCTACAGACTGACGCTGACTATATGCAGAAAAATAGTAAGAAATAGTAAGGTTTTGACCTATCACCATTGCGACAAATTGCGACATTTAACCAATATTCCAAGCGCATCTATCTTTGATGATAGGAACAAATAGTAACGTTGTGAGCG